GAGGTGGCACAAATCATGTAGATAATTTAGTAGCACTTTGTAGAAATTGTCATGGCAAAAAAACTGCTTTAGAAAATCTTTAATGGCTGATTATAAACTATTTTCTCTTTATTTATCTTATACGAATGTTCGATAAAATAAATAAGCTATATCAATACCGATTTAAAAATCCATTTATTTTTGCATTAACGGCTATTGTAGAATTAATTTTGTTATTAATAGTTTTATATAAATGGAAACCTCTTGACATTAATGAAAAATATCCTCAATTAGCACCTGTATTACTGTTAATATTTGGATTTTTTCAAATACTCATGTATGTTTTATTGAAAGATAAACAAAATATAACTAGTTTTGGGGAAAATGTTTCTGCTAGCCCAGCAGATATGATGGTTAAAATTACATTAACTATTTTAACAATGTTTGCAGTTATTGGCGTGATTTATGGCGTGTTATTTATCGCATCTAATGTTTCATCTATTATGAGTGCAATAAATTATATAATAATAACTTTGGCGGTTATATCCGGTGTTGCTATAATTTTGTTGATTTTTAGAAAGTTTTTTAAAATTACACAAAATAATGCAAATGAAGGAAAGGCGTCATTATTAAGTCTTATTGGGCATCTATTTATGTATCTGCCGTGTTTATTATTAGATTTTGTTAATTGGGTAAGATATCAATATAATATTACAACAAAACCAGTATGGATTTTATTAGGCGTCGAATTATTTTTGTATTCTCTTACAATTATAATTCCCGCAATTGTACAATGGTTTATAAAACATAATGGCAAATTGTTATTAAATGATCCAGTTTATATTGACAAAGAAACTACTGTTGGTGATTTAAAAACATTATATGGGGAAGAAGAAAAAAGGCAATATAAATATTGTTTGTCTGGTTGGTTTTGGATAAACCCACAGCCACCTAATACAGCAAAATCTTATACAAGATATGCTAATATATTGACATTTGGTGATAAGCCAGCCGTTCAGTATAATAGTTTAGAACATTCACTTAAAGTTACTTGCAATATACACGATGATAAAGAAATATTAATTTATGAAACAAATAAAATTAATCTGCAGGCATGGAATAACATAGTAATAAATTATGATGGAGGAACAATGGATATATTTATAAATAATGAACTGGTTGCATCAAAACCAGGAGTTGCTTATTTTCAAAGTTTTGAAAAAGTAACCGTAGGGGAAGAGAATGGAATACAAGGATCGGTCGCAAATATTATTTATTATCCCAATAAAATATTATCAAAAAAACAAATTGAAATAGGATACAAGGCATATAAAAGTTTATCAACTCCTGTTATTTTAGAATAATAGATTTTCTGTAACTATAGTATATAATGTTGAATATACTAAAGACAATTTTTATTGTTTTAGTAGTACTGATTGTTTTATATTTAGTATTAAACTACTTTTTTCAATCATCCACTACTTTAACAACTATGCAAGCTGCAAGTACAAAACAAAAGATTGATTCCAGCACTCTTCCAAATAATAATAACACGAGCAATTACACATATTCTATGTGGTTTTATGTTGATGATTGGAATCAAAGATTTGGAGAAGAAAAAATACTTCTTACTAGACCAAATAGCAATGGTCCTTCTAGTATCTCTGTAGTTTTAGGAGCAATGGAAAATGATATTAATATTTCTGTTTCCTGCTATCCTCAAAATAAAAATACTGGTGTAGTAGGAAATAATTCAGTTGTACATAAATGCAAAGTTAAAAACTTTCCACTACAGAGTTGGGTTAACCTGATTGTAAGTTTGTATGGTAGAACATTAGATGTGTATATTGATGGCAAATTAGTACGAACTTGTGTTCTCCCCGGTGTTGCAAAGGTAAATAGCGAAGCTGATATCATTGTTACGCCTGACGGAGGGTTCGCTGGACACACTTCTCATTTTGAATATTGGGATGGCGCTTCTAATCCTCAGCAAGCTTATAATATTTACAAAAGCGGATTTGGTGGAAGTATAGTAGGAAACGTATTTAATAAGTTCAGGGTTAAAGTAAGCTTCTTAGAAGACAATCGTGAGCAAGGAAGTTTTGAAATATAAAATATATATATATTTACTCATATCTACACAATTATCTTTTATAAGTATATAGATATGAGTTCTCAACAACAATTTGCAAGAATATCAGATGGTGCTGGAGCATTTAGCCCATTTAAATCAAATAAATATATTTCTGGTACAAAAGATTTTCTACAATCAAATAGTATTGTTGCGAAGTTTGCTTTTTTACTTTTAGTATTATTTGTATTTATAATTGTTTTACGTTTAGGAATCTCAGCAATTGCGTGGGCTATTTCACCGACATCGGATCCAATCTTGATTAATGGTATGGTTGACGCAAAACATATGATTAAAATCCTTCAAGATCCGTCAAAAAAAGGTGCTATACCGGTACTGAGATCTAAAAATCAACAAGACGGATTGGTTTTTACTTGGTCAGTATGGATGTTGATTGATGATCTTGAATACAAGAAAAACGAGTATAAACATGTTTTTCATAAAGGTAACGATGATATAAATGTGTCAAAAGTCCCAATTGGCATGAATAAACCAAATAATGCTCCTGGATTATACATTGCTCCAAACACTAACTCATTAATCGTAATCATGAATACTTTTAATAAAATAAATGAAGAGGTTACTGTTGATGATATTCCATTAAATAAATGGATTAATGTAATTATTAGAGTAGATGAGCAACATCAGATGGATATTTATATTAATGGGAGGCTAGTTAAACGGCATATGCTATCTAGTGTTCCAAAACAAAATTATGGAGATGTATTTGTTTCAATGAATGGTGGATTTTCCGGTTACACGTCGTCTTTGCGATATTTTGCTGAAGCGATTGGTACAAATAAAATCCAATCTATTATAGATAGTGGGCCAAATATGAAGATGGTAGGCGGTAATTTAACAAAATCCAAACCTAGATATCTTTCAACGCGGTGGTTTTTTTCTGGTGCAAATGATATGTACAACTAACAGTATTATAATTTTTATAAAATGTTTAAAATTATAATATTAATTTTTATTAAGTATGAATCAAAAATGTATTAGCAATGGCGGAATATGGCCTATTCTACCAAAATATAATAATGGTCCGCTCCCAACTAGAACGTGGAGCAGAATAGAAACGCAGCCTCCAGATTATACAAAATATACGACAGAACAATTAAACATGAGAAGAAAGGCCGAAATATTGCTATATAAAAATAATTCTGATAATCAATCAAAAGCAAAAAAATGGAGCTATTTATCTAATTCTAGAAATAATATTAAAATATGTAGTAATAATCAAAATGCCAAAAAGGCAATTCCTTCATCATATAGTGATGTTCCTGGAAAAAAACTTTTAGTTAGAAATGAAAGTGTTCCATTATACAATTTCAAAGTAAGACGAAATTATTTGATTGGCAATAGTTCAAATATTTCTATGAATAAAATTAATATAAATAATAATATTGTTACTTCACAGTATCATAGGTATTTGACTAAAGATTTAAATAATTTAAGTTTTTCTTCTATTGTATCAGGTGCAGGAGTTGATGAAAACCTGCCAGGATTATATTTATTAACAAATATTCCTAGTAGCTATTATATTTATTCCCAGAAGAATGAAATAACGAATAATGACAATGAATTGTTATTTCAAGGAGAATGGGATGATATGGAATCAAATCCAATTCCTATTACATTAAAAGTAAATGGTCTGTATATGTCACCTTTTGCAGAAAAAGATTGTTTCATTCAAATTATTACAAAACCGGAATCTGGTGCAAATATAACAATTGACCATATTTCAGAGTTTAATAAAACTAGCAAACAAAAATGGTTCAAAACATTGAAAGTTGTCAATTATGATAGCAATTATATAGATTACCCTAATATTAATAGTTTTGTTACGCTAACACCAAAGGCCGTTATAGATAATAATAGTATTGCATTCCATGCATTCAGACAAAATAAAAAATTATTTATTAATTATATTTATGCCAATACAAATAACAGTAAATATGTTGTTGGTGATATATTAAATACAGATGATCTATTAAACGATGCTCTTATAAATATAAAGTATCCCGGGTATATTTTATTTGACAGAAGTGCCATAACTGTTTCTGATAATAAATTAAGTTCTATTCCATCATTATGGATTATAAATAATGATTATACAATCAACAATAGTTATATATATGGAATATATCTTCCAGATAATATAAATGCCACATTTAATAGCGATGGACATATAGAAAATAAAAAAACACATATTGTTATTCCTAAGGTTAGAACATTTACGTTGCATAATATTTACAACACACGATGTGCTATTTTAACACACAATAGATGCATTATTGGTGGAATAATAAAACATCTTTCAGATAAACATAACAGAATATTATTTGAATGTTATGAGATTGATAAAGAAAAAAACTCAATTGAGAATATTTCACAAACGTATGAAATAACAAAGTATGGGATTGATAATAGAGGTATTCGCTCAGCAACAGATGATATTATTTCTGACTTATATCTTATATCAAATGGAGATGAAAACGAAAACGAAAAAGAAAATAATATTTTTGTTGTTCCATTATTGAAAGACGGCAGTAGCCAACATAATATTTTTTACAAAAATGCTGGTTTATATAAGTTTTTCAATAGAAATATTAATATTCAACGAGATAAATCGGGAGGAATGAGTGATATAAGTTATAGCATTGATATAAAATGCTGGAGAGAAATAAGCGAAGATAGTTGGAATTATAATACGGCTTCCTTGTCTATGCAGTATAATAAGATACTGAATAATGTAGTTGTTGCATTTGATAAAGATAAAATTTTATTGGCTAATTCTTATACTAGTGATAATTTGTTATCAACCGATCAAAAAATTATTGAAAATACAAAATGGTATTCGTGTGATGTAAATAATAGTGGAGATGCATTTATTGCATTAGGAAATATAAGGTATAGTTTAAATAAACATCATACTCGTAATTTTATTATTTTTTCCACTGTGGAAGATGACACAATGAGTGAGATTGCTTATCCAGATTTTTTAGAGTATGAAAAAATTAATGATGAGGTTTCCATATCTTTAAATAAATATTATGGTCGTGAAAATACGTGTATATATATGCAATTTTTAAAGAGATATGATGTAAATGATATTAGACCAGAGTTTTATATTTATTGTTTAAAAGACAATTTTCCAAATAATTGGACTAGCTTACAAACAAATGTAGCTTCTAACTATATTCATTCGTATAATGTAAATAACAATATTTTTGATATATCTAATGCTAGGGCAATTACCGAATATGATGTCTTGCGACCGAACGGATTTATTTATATGAAAAACTTTTATGTAAATGATAATTTTCTGTATATTGGAACTGAGGCATATACTTACGATGATAACAATAAAATACAATTAGATATAACTTATGGGCAAAATGGATATTATGAGGGAAAAAATATTGGTTTTGATTATAATATCACTGATTGTGGATTTATTAATCTTAATTTACGAGGTATAAATAATCCAAAAAATTATATCTTCGGAGTTGCATTTATAGCAAATAATACGTTATATACCGGTTTAATAAATGAGGATATTCATGAATTAATGGATACAACATTTTCAATAGACACTGAAAAATATGAATATTCTATTGTAATGATTAATACTTATAATATATCTTTAAACAAACAAGCATTTTTGATAGGAATACATGATACTAAAAATCCTTCAAAAATTAGTTTTATCAAACAAGGAGAAGTAATTGGAAATAACAATAATATCACAGCGTTGGATTTAAATGATTGGAAATCTAAAATAGATTTTACTGACTTTTCTAATATAAGTTTTTCATTAACTAATGGTTATATAGATGAAACAAACTCAGAAAATAATCTTGTTCCAATAGTAATTTATTTTTGTCTTGTAACAAATAAAAATTATACAGATATATCTGAACAATCAGCTGTAATATATGTTTATTATTCAAAAGATTATAGAAAATCAAAATGGGGGCGGTTGATTTATAACAAAAATAATGATAACAAAAAACTTATTGTTTCAAATAATTCAAAGATTACGTATTGTCAGGAAAATAACATTTTATATATTTTTGATAATGACTACAACAAAATAACTAAGTTTTCCTTTGATAAAAATAATTTTACAGACTATATAGATTATAATTTATCTGAGTAATTTTCATATTAGTATTTCAATAATAATATGAAAAAATATTCCCACTACGGGACTCGAACCCGTGCCTGCCCGGTGAAAGCGGGCTATCCTAACCACCTAGACGAAATGGGAAAACTAGCGATGGACATCGAATCCATATACATATTAATAATATGGTTACTACCCAGTAGCTATGCTAGCAAAATAATAATAATATCCGAGCTCCCTAGAGGCACCAGCGGGGATTGAACCCGCATTACTGGTTTCAAAGACCAGCGTCCTAACCATTAGACGATAGCGCCAATTTACCTAGAGTGGGATTTGAACCCACGCGGGGCATTACGCCCACCGGATCTTGAATCCGGCCCCTTCGACCAGACTCGGTGCATCTAGGTGTAAATGCCGTGCTCCCCAAAATAATAATAATAATAATGAACTGAAATAAATCAGATTACCTAGAGTGGGATTTGAACCCACGCGGGGCATTACGCCCAGCGGATCTTAAGTCCGCCCCCTTCGACCAGACTCGGAGCATCTAGGTAAATGCCGTGCTCCCCAAAATAATAATAATAATAACTGAAATAAATCAGATTACCTAGAGTGGGATTCGAACCCACGCGGGGCATTACGCCCAGCGGATCTTAAGTCCGCCCCCTTCGACCAGACTCGGTGCACCTAGGTATATTCTCAGTATGGGGCTCGAACCCATGACCTTCGGCTCATAAGACCGATGCTCTGCCAACTGAGCTAACTGAGATTATTATATTGTCTTTCACAACTAATATAGTAGTATAATCTTTAAGCCCAATTCAATTTTCTGATAAATTAGATTCTTCTAGCGGTATGTACATAAGTTCCGACAAATAATCGTTCGGATTGTCCAAATAATTTAACATGGTGGTGGATGTAGTATAATTTTGTTGTTTAGTACAACGATCAATAATAAGCTGCCATGTTTCCTCCTCTTCAAAGTCTTGCTGATCTTTTGTTTTTATTTCCATTTTTTCAAATGGTTCATTTTTAATATATGTTGCCGTAATTGCAGGAGCTGGCTTCTCTAGATAATCTTCATCACCAAAGAATGATACGCGCAGAGGACTATATCTAGAGGTAGCTATAATTTTTCTTGTGTTTTTCTTTAGATCATTCATAACTATGCCAAATGTCAAATGCATTTTACGATTCATCATCATAGTTCTAGAGTAGTTTGTTGTGTGATATAATGAAATTATTATATGTTTCATATTTCAATTTTTTTGAATATTAAAGATGAAAACTTTCTGTATATAAAAAAATAACAAAATAAAGTATAATGGGATTTAAACAAAAGTTTCCTTTTGAAAAACGTTATAAGGAATCATTCAGCATAATGCAAGAATATCCATATCGTGTTCCTATTATTTGTGAAAAAGACCCAAATGCTCAAGATATGCCAAATATTAGTAGAACAAAATACTTAGTTCCACACGACATTACTGTTGCAAACTTTATGTTTATAATTAGAAAAAGAATTAATCTTGAACCTGAAAAATCAATGTATTTATTTGTTGGCAATAAAATTATGCCTGCCACCGGCCAATTGATGTCACAAATATATCATAAACACAAGGATGCCGATGGATTCTTATATTTTATTTACTCAGGAGAAAACACGTTTGGATGAATTATTCTCTTAGGTTTGGATTTACGCATATATTCTGTGTGGGGAATATATCTCCTGACATACATTTATCTCCTTCACCAACACGGATGCATGTTCTAAATCCGCGATCCTCGCCAATATAACAATAACCGGCTTTATTAGAATTATTACTCCTTTGTGTAGTACTTCCTGCGTCATCTGGTTCAGGAGAGCGGTTTGATTTAAGCTTAACGGAATTATCTAGCGCTTTCCTTATAGATAAGGTGTCATTTTCTTTATCTATTCTATTAAACTGTACATCTTTAACACCAACACTTTTTTCTAATAATGTAACTGCGTCGTCGATTGTTCCAGAGGCAACATCTATACCTAGTTTTGCACCATCTGCAACGGTATTGGTGGTTTGTTTTACAGTTTCGCCAATATTATAACCAAAAAAAGAGAGAAATGGTTGCAAAATACCACTTGTCATATCAGTGGCTTTCCCTAGAGTTGAAAATAAATTGAATCCTAAAAAGGCTAAAATTAATATTATTAAACCATATCTTAGAATATTTGTCCAATTTATACCAGATAATGCATTACTTGATACAGATGCTACATTATCCGCTGTTTTCTGCAAAGGTGTATCTGAAATATTTGGAGATATGTCAATATCTAATACAGATGTTTGAGGTGTTTGAGTGACTACTTCAGCAATATTCATTCTTATATATATTACGATATTACAAAAAACTTTTTATTATTCTCACTAATAACTATATGACAATCACTAGAAAAAATAAATCAAAAAATAAATCTAGAAAAAATAAAACAAGAACTAGAAAAAATAAATCAAACATATTAGATTTGTCCAGCAGAACAGCTTCAAAAGACAAAGCTGTTGAAAATGCTAGAAAAAAAGCAAGAAACAATCCAAATATACATAATTTAGATAATTACACAAATGCTGTTATGGAATCTATTAAAAAAACAGTTATACAATCTAAATCTTTCAGCCCGCTAATTAATGCTAAATTAAAAACAATGAGGCCGGGCAAAATTACATCAATAATGGGATGTGGTCTTAAAGATAATTTAGAAAGAACTGCTGCAGGCGTAGTATTCAGAGTTAATATTGGAGAAAATGAAAATGGATCACCAATTTGTGTTCCAGCAAACTCTTTTAGAGGAAGAAAAATAATGTTACATAATCTCTCTCATGAAAAACCCTTAAATATAAAAAACATTATTCCACCTATGCAAAAACATAGTAACTGTTGGTTTAATACAATGTTTATGACATTTTTTGTAAGTGATAAAGGTAAAAAGTTTATGAGATTTTTTAGACAACTTATGATAGAAGGTAAATTATTGAATGGAAAATTAATTAAACCTAAACGTTTATCCGATACATTTCTATTATTTAATGCCGCGATAGAAGCTTGTTATAATCATATTGGCACCTCAGATGATTCCAGTATCGCTCTTAATACTAATAATATAATTGATAATATATACAAATCAATACCATCAAGTTTTTCAAAAAATCATGAAGGCATTAAACAGGTAGACCAATACGGAAATCCATATTCATTTTATAAGGACCTGACCACATATTTAGGTACCGAAAATAGATCAGCCCCTAAAATAACAACTTTCAAATATGTTGCTGATGTAAATAATTTTTATAGAAACAATCATGAAAAAATTAATACACAATATGATGTAATTATTATTCAATTAACTGATAGTGGCGCAAGAGGACGTGCTACTCCTCAAGGCGCTTTTCCATTCAAAAAAGAAGTTATTTTCAATAATGCAAACTATAAATTAGATAGTTTTATTGCAAGAGATACTGAAAAGCAGCATTTTTGCTGTGGAATTACATGTAATAAAAAACAATATCTATTTGATGGTGCTGCATTCTCTAAACTACAACCAAAAAAATGGTCTAAATATACAAGAAAAAATAAAAGTTGGAGTATTGGTAAAACAAAAATAAAATGGAATCTAAAAACAGGTTATTCTATGTTATTATATTATCGGCATTAATTTAAATACCCATCAATTGGTTCATTTTTTCTAATCTTTCAATGGTTTTATCTAAATTAGACTTTTCTGTTCCTGCAAATAAATAATCTGTTGCTGGTGCTTTCTCGTTTTTCTTAATTTGTTTGTATATTATATTTATTTTACTAGTAATTTGCTTAATCTGTTTTTTATCCGACCAAATAGGTATCTTTTTATCGACAATTTCAGTCAGCATTGCAATTGCATAATACATTAAAAATCTTCTTCTTTTTTTAACACCAACTGTAAATCTTAAACAAAACATTCCGAGTAATGATTCTAAAACCTTCTTTGTTATTTTACAATTCTTTTTTTCTGATTGTCGTAAAATAATATCCCAAACAAGCCATATTGGATCCTTTTTATATTTTTCATTTACTGGTACCCATTCTCTTCTCTGTGAAACAATTACATCTTTATTTTTTTTGCATATCATCTCAAACTCTATCATCCATTCTAACCAATAACATGCTGTATAACAATTTTTAGACTCATCTGATAAATGATATGCAAACTCGTTTGCAGCAATAAATAATTCTTTAGGATCTTCCTCAGTAAAAATATGTTCAATAAAAGATATATTTGGTGCTTTTAATTTGCTTGTCATATGTGATAAATTAAACTCGTCTTTCTTCTTGATTTTAACAGCTTCAAAAACATGTCTTCTTCTAGATAAACAAAGTGTTGCTGCAATTTCAGCAAATAATGTTCTAACCTTTTGGTTATTTCTCAATCTCAATTCATTGCCAATATATCCATTCGAAATAATATCTTTAAAATTGTCCATTCTTCTAGAAATATATGTTGGCAATAAAGGATTCCCTAGATGCAAATATTTTGATACAAACAAAATTATTAGTTCCCATGATTCTACAAAATGACCAGCGCAAATTAATTCAGCAAACCAATAACATGCTGGCTCAATTTTTGAAGAAGATAAACATTCTATTAATGTCTTTTTAACCTTTACTTTTTGATATCCAGAAAATGTGATTGATCTAAACTCAGAAGCTTTACGAACATCATTTATTTCATTGTCATTCATATATCATGAATATACACAAAAATAATCGGTTATATACATATACATGCTCAAACAATTATTTAAAAATATATCTAACATAAATAAATCTTGGGACAAAACGCCATTTATTACAAAACTTCTTTATTTTATGGTCGCAATTATGATTATTTATCTTTTATTTTTTAAAAAAGATAATGTAGAGGGATTTGAAGATAAATCAACATTTATTGTTAAAAAAGATGATAAAATATATGATGATTTTTATGTTGATGTATATGATAAAATATATTTTGACGAGGTTAGAAACGATTACGAGATTGGAAGAATTATAGGCTCAACAGATCCTACCTCAAAAAGCATCATCGCTGATATTGGATGTAAATCTGGGCATATTGCCGGCAATTTAAATAAAAACGGATATAATGCAATTGGGGTTGATAAATCTAAAAAACTTATAGCAAAAGCAAAAGAAAGCTATCCTGATACTACGTATAAGGTCGGAGATCCATTAAAATCAATGTTATTTCAGCCAAGATCTCTCACGCACATAACATGTTTAGGATATTCTATTTATGAAATTAAAAATAAGAGTCAGTTTTTCATGAATTGTTTTAATTGGCTTATGCCAGGAGGTTATTTAGTTGTACATTTATTAAACAAGGAATTATTTGATCCCATACATCCGATTGGAAAAGTTATTGCTGGAGTGGATCCACAAAAATATTCTGAAAAAAGGATTACCAAAACAGTTGCCTCATTTGATAATTATCATTATTCTTCAAACTTTGAAAATAAAAATAATGAGACATCTTTTATAACAGAATTATTTAAACACAAAAAAAATAACTCGGTAATTAAAAATATAAAAAAACTGCATATGCCATCTCAAAGAAAAATACTTACTAGCATAAAAGATGCAGGGTTCATAATGCATTCAAAATACGAAATGAAAGCTTGTGGTTATGAAAATCAATTTATATATGTATTTACTAAACCTCAATGAATGAGTTTTAGTCGAAAGATAATTTTATGTATAATACTTAATGATATATATTGTGGTTTTAAGTATTATAACTTTCTCATATTTTTCTTATTACGCATATATCAAACTTTCATATCCATTTTGGAGCTTACAGCCGGTCCCAAGTAGTATTCCTTTTTGTTGCAGTACAAAAGAAATTATTGATGAAAAGACACTTCAAGTAGAGAAATATATTAAGCTCCTTGATGTTTATACATATGATATTAGTAATTGTGATAATCAAAAATTAAACTATTTTTTTAATTTTTTCCAAAGACATTCTTTATTTTCTCTCTTCGATTATAATCCAGAAGGCAAGGAAATGAAAACAAGTTTAACCGGATACTCTTTTCCCGTATATATGAGCACCTTTCTAGCTATGCCATTGCTAGAGAGCATGTCTGCCATAGCTTCCGTTCCCGTGTTTGTTTCTGTATTTGATAGAACAACTCTATCGCATGCGGTTAAATACTTGGCATTAGACAAGGGTTATAAAAAGGAAGAGAATCTAAAATATTTATTACAAACACATATGTTTAATGTAAGAGAGAAATGTAAAAATATTTACACATTTTTATATAGAAAACGAAACGGAGTAAATATAGTTACACCATTATGTGTAGTGACAGATACACATTATACTAATAACGCATTAAATGGTATAATTCATTTTAAAAACGAAGATCCAACTATAAAATTGATATCCATAACAGAGGAAAGCTTTATTTTATTTTCTTCATTTTTAAAAGATTCATTAGATAATTACAGCTTAGTTGTTCATGCAGAAAAAAAACACTTGTTACATATGATTTCAAATGATATTTACAAAGTTTTTGTTATTACTGAAAATAATGTAATACATGGATGTTTTATATTTTCAGTGTTAGATGAAAAATTATATTTACACGCGTCTATAAAAATAATAGATAATGAAAAAATATTTTTCAATTGTTTTATAACTGCTATTAGAAGACTAAATAGAAAATATACTTTTAGTAAAATAATTATTAACAATACAACCAGCAATGATTTTTTAAATATTGCTCTCCGGATTGTTTATGTACCATTAATTAAAAAAGAAACGTTTCACTATATTTTACATAATTATTCATATAAATACATATCTCCAGAAAATGCTTTTATTTTGTATTAAATAATTTTTACAACTTTTAAATAATATATTATTGCATCAATGTAAAGAATATATTATTAACGAACATACTTTCCTGCTCTAGCAAATGAGTCCAATACAAAAATAATAAATACTCCTAAAAAAGAGTAAAGTATTAATTCCTCGGTTACATGTCCGGTTCTCATATCTTGCTGCTCTTCTAAAAGATGAATCAGGTAGTCTAATTTATCTGTTGTTTCTTCTTTATTAAGCATGGTTGTTCCACCTGTTTTATCATAATAAGGAACCATTTTTCTATAAAACTCTTCACTTGCTAAAGATGGCAAATTATTAAAAGCTTCTCTCGTGTAAGAGGGATCGCTTCTCTGATTTTCTGAATGCGGTTGTACAGTGTTATCATTATCATCATTTTCTTCAGAGTTTTCTCTAGATATTCTTCTCATCATTCCAACAGATTCTGGTTTAGGAGGAGGATTAAAAGGAGAAGGTCCATCATCATCATTATCAAATGACTCTAATCCTATCTGTTTCTGCATTTTATGCAATGAAGATGGTCTTTTTTTGATAGTTTTATTTCTAGATGTTTTTTTCTGCTCAATTGGATTTTTATTCTCATTATTAGATTCATTATTGAAATTAACTGTCGCAGCAGACATTGCTAAATAACTCATTACCTATAGAGATTCTAGATATTTTATTTCATTTCTATCCTCAAAGGGTTCGTTATTGTAAAAAAGTATTTTGCTAATATATACATTATGAACAATCACATATGGTTCATTTTACTAATTATATTACTTTTACTATTTTCAGGACAAGATGATATTAGTAGAGTTATTAAAGAATCCAAGATTATGAAAATAGTACTTCTTTTATTCATTCCTGCAGGAGCACTTATTTCTAAAAATCTAGCACTTATTTTAGCCATAATTGTGGCAGCTATTATTATTAATTCTAGTTCTATAAATCTTTTAGAAGGAATGGAAAACAAAGACAATAAAGAAGACAATGAAGATTCAAAAGAGGAAAATAATGACAAGGATCATGATAAAAAGGAAAATGAAGATAATAACGAGGATGATGCTTCCGTACAAGAAGGAACAAGTGAAACATTTAAAACAATAGAAGATCTTAGAAAAGAAAGATGCAAATCAAAAAATGGTAAAAAAATATTTATAGACAATGATGGAAAAGAGCTTACATTAAGTGAAATAAGTGATAAATATCCATATATTGATTTTGAGAATGATGCGTGTAATCCATGTGACGAAAAGTGTAGTTTTACATTAAATGATAGAATATCAGATGAGGAAGTGTTAAGAAGACCTAAATTACCTAGCGATGATGAGTAAGATTATCTAAATTAAATGTAAATGAGATATCTGATTATCATATTATTTTTAATTTTAGCATGGTGTTTGGTTAATACTGAAAATACTAGAGAATCATTTACAGATAACATGTTATCAAATATAAAACAAACGCATCGCAAATATAGAAGAAATATAAGGAAAAATATTGATAAAACCTACCAAGATGCATTGTCAAAAATAAAAAGAACTATGAGAAAAAACAAATTAGTATAACATGTATATGATTTTATTCTATATATATGTTAATGGAACTACTCAATTATGTAAAATATGCCGAGTCGTATATAAATAAAAGCTCTATAATTGCTGGAATCGCTATTTTGGTTTTAAACGTAGGTTCAAAATATGTAGAAATGGGTTTCAGTAATACTCAAGAAGCCGCTATGCGTGCAGGATTAACAAGAGAGATTTTAATATTTTCGATGGTTTTTATTGCAACAAAACAATTCACATTATCGGTGTTGATGACATCTGCATTTATAGTTTTAGCTAATTATATATTTAATGAAAAAAGTAGATTATGTATAATGTCAAAGAGTTTTCAACGAATTGCAAAGCAGATAGATACAAATAATGATAATTATATAAGCAAAGAAGAAGAAGATAGAGCTTTAGATATTCTAAAAAGAGCCGAATTACAGAAAAAGAAAAAAAAGCAAGATCTGTTTCTTTCTTATTTGCCAAAAGAAAATTATACTATTTATTAAAGACATAATCTTTTATCATTCTATATTAGATTATGTCTAGTACTATTGCAATAAAACTTAATTTTTCAGGAGACATTAATGATAAAAATATAGGTTTTTTCCCTTATATGATAAAACGTAATATTGTATCCAGAACATTATATTTCCCAACAACATTTAAAATAACAGATAAATTAATAAGTAAATCTGTAGAAGAAACAAATGATTTTTTAGAGATAGTTACATCTAGAATACTATTTTCAAAGATAATTATGAAAATAACAAAGAAAAGAAATTATAAAGCGCTAACATTACAAGAAGCAAGAGAGACTGGCATTGTAAAAGAAAATATGATGTTTTACAAAAATAAATTATTCAAAAATAATAGCAAGATTTATTTATCTGGCGGAGCATTTGATATATTGGCATCTTCATTAGATGAAAATAGTATTGTAATCCCAACAAGCAGAAATAATTTGGTTTTCAAAGTAAATATTAATATTAAAGTTATAGGATCTAAAAATAATAACTATGAAAACAGAACTGCATTAACATGTGAAACAAAAAGAAATAACCTTAATAAAATATTTAATGAGTTATTTGGTAAAGATTTATTTGAATACAGAAATCCTATCGCAAAAAGTCTATCTCAAATATCACCAACTATGTATTCTAGTGTAAGAACAGGTGAAACGCAAGGAAAGAGACCGTATGTTTCACAAAGTTATCCATATCAATTGAATAATGCATATAGATACTCATCCTCGTCTAATCCACAAATGCAAAGGCAATTCTCTTCGTTTCAACCCCAGATGCAAAGGCAGTTTCAACCGCAGTTTAGATCTATGCAGCAACAGCCTCAGATGCAAAGGCAGTTTCAACCGCAGTTTAGATCTATGCAGCAACAGCCTCAGATGCAAAGACGTGTTCAACAACCGATTATTATGCCGGTTGGATCTTCAGGAACTTCTTTAAGGTCTAATTCTGTGGGCGGAAAAAAGAAAACAAGAAAACGAAAAAAGAAAAATAAAAAGAAAATAACAAAAAGTAAATCAAAAACAAGATCAAAAACAAGATCAAAAACAAGATCAAAAACAAGATCAAAAAAAAATAAAGGTAATTATAAAAAGAAGGGCAATTACTAACAAGAAATACCTAGAACTTCTTTCATAAAGCCTTTTCTAAGATTATCTGGGATACAATTGAAATCAACCAATTTTCTATTTCGTTCAAATATTTCTTTTGCATTTTTTACAGTGTTAAGTTTTTCATTAAATAATTCTTTGTTATTATAATATTTCAAAGCAGTCTTTATTCCACATTTTGGAAACACGCTTGGTATATTGTCACTTTTGTCTCCTGCCACAATTTTGCAAAACTTATCACACTCTGAATCTCCAATCGCATTTTTGCTTTTGCTAATATCTTTGTATTTCAGAGTAAATATCTTTACCCTATCTGATGCTAGCTGTAGATAATCCATATCACTAGCTATAATAGTAACTTCAGAATCTGGATAATTTTCTATAATATGTTTTGTTGTTATCGCAATAACATCATCAGCTTCTAATTTTGGATATGACAAAATTGCTTTAATGCCCGCTTTTTCAAATAGTTCGCTGTATGCCATTTTAAAGAAGGGTTTTCCATGAAACTCTTTGCCATTATCTCTACCTTCTTTGTAATGACCATATAATTCGTGTCTCCATATATTTTTTCTAGGACAGTCTTTTCCTACTATCTTAATGCATCCTTTTAATTTTAATTTTTTTTCAATTTCACTTATCTTATTAACAAATGTAGATTTATATTTATCAACAAATGTTTGATTTTCTATAGGAAGTCCCAATTCTTCATCTTTTTTTGCTAAGCTCCACCACTGTTGCATTGCGAAATATCTAAAGAAGTTAAAATAACTACCATCAATCAATAAGAACTTCATTATGTTATATTATTTAACATAATGAAATGTTTAAATTATTCAATTTTTATAAAATATTCAAAATAAATCTGCATCATTTTCCCCGATCATTTCTTTTAATACTAATTCAATGCTTTGCATAATAGGGACTGTATTTCTTGATAATTCCATTGCAACAGAGTTCATTACTGCTAGAGTCATTTGTATCTTACAGAAAAACGGAGATAAAATCAAATTATATCTTCTTAAAATATTATTTATTTTTAAATTGATATCTAAATCTAATGTTTTAGATGATTTAAACAAAAAATATATTTGGTCACTAATTAATTTCAATAATTCATTTTTCTCAGAATCTGATAAATTAACTAAGTTTTCTTCCGGATAAGCTAATTTTTCAATAACAACTTTCGACGCTTCATATGTATCCTGTTCTATAAAACAATGCTTAAAAAATAAATAAAATCTGTTTTGTTTCTCTCTATCAATTAATCCAACTAACCCAAAATCAATTAATCCGACATTGTTGTCCTCCATAAAAAATATATTTCCCATATGCAAATCTGCGTGGTAAAATCCATCATATAATATTGATTTAATTGCGTATTTCATAAGATTAATCGAATATTTATATCTCTCGTTATCATTTAGTTGAACCAATGTTTTACCATATAATCGTTCCATAACAATAACATTTTCATTTATGTTTGTATATTCATCGTAAATATATGGTATTATAACATAATCAATATTTCTACAGAAGTTGTAAAATCGTTTTCCATTTATTGTTTCTTTATGAAAATCTATTTGATTACACATATCTATCTTATTTTCTTTAAAAATAGTTGATAATTGCAATATATTTAAATAAGGCATAAACTGTGATACATAACATATAACCTCCGCAACATCTAATGCATTCATTAATCTTTCAAAAATATGTTTCCGTTTTACTTTTATGATAATATCTTTATCATTTAGCTTTCCATAATAAACCAATGCTACCATTCCTGCTTTTACTGGCTGATAACTATTCACAATTATTTTATCAGTTCTACCTTTATTTAAATGTTCAACTAATTCTGCAATATTATATTCTTCATTTTTTTTGTAAGGCGCTTTATCATTATAAATAGATAAATAATCCATCTCCTCTGATGTCAAAAAATTGCCCCCGCATGAAATTGACTGCAATATTTTAGTATACATGACATTTCTATCAGAAAGTGCTAAGCAAATATTTTTAATTGAAACTAACCTTTTTCTACCAAAACATCTGGCAATAAACTCATAGCATAACAAACCTGATATTTTAAATCCAAAAACTATAGAATCAATCATCTTTATTTATACTTTAAAGTTCTCTATAAATACTTTAACACGCGTAAATATCTTTGCCATTAATTTTCCAGGTAGTTTTTCCAAGAATATTGGCATATTATCTTCTAATTCCAATGAAAAATCATATACAACTTCTGCCTTATGCATTCCTATATAATTGATTTCAACTATACCATAACTTTTTTTAACTGGTTCGCAACCCATTGGCTTTAATTCATCTGGACATTTAATTAAAATACTTTCATATGAACGTTTATTTAAATCAGAATAAACATTTATTCTAAGACATAAATATTTTTGCTTAATTCCAAAATCAGAACCAATTTTTTTTAGCACAATCAATCCATCGCAATAATCTTTATCATCAACCGGTTTTTTTATATAAACCAACTTTTCAATAAGATCTTCATTTGTTGCAGCCATTAAATCATATAAGTTCGACCCTAGAACCTTTTTTAGATCTATACATCTATTTTCTACTTTCATCGTAAGTCGAAAAGTTGTTTCCATATTATTTTTACTCATTATAACATTACAATCATTATTAGACACTATTACTGTTTCTTCAGTCATTATAATACTGATAAACTATAATATATAATTTTAAACTAGTTTTTATATATTTCACATTTAAAAGCTAACAGTATCATCTTCAATATTTTATAATTTATATAATATTGAAGTAGTCAATATTATTTTTTTTCAAAAAAAACAGTGTTTTGAAAGTCTATTTTTATAAAGTAAGTTTTGAAGGGTAATTTTTTCATTTTAGAAATTGAGGTTTGAAAACACTGTTTTTTTAACAATTTTACTACATAGAGTAAGAAAAATCAAAAAAAATAAAAATATTTTATGTAGGATTGTTATGTAGAACTGAAAAAAAGGCACTAATAAATTATTGTATAAACAATTTAGGCACTTTTTTGTCACCATTATATATGGTGACAAATGGTGACAAAAAGTGCCGAAAAGTGCCGCCAAAATATCAATGTGTTCATTGTGACTATAAAACGTGTCATTTAAGTCATTGGAAAAAACATATTGTGAGCAAAAAACACAAAAGACTCAAAATGGTGACAAATGGTGACAAAAAGTGCCGAAAAGTGCCGAAAAGTGCCGATTTTTCAAAAAGTTTCATATGTTTTTGTGGAAAATCTTACAAGTATAGACAGGGGCTATCTAGGCATAAAAAAACATGCAATTATGGAGTGTCTAGTAGCGATGAAGAGGATGAAATTATAACTAATGAAATAATAGAATCATCGAATGTTATAAAAAAAGAAGATGTTATTAATATATTATTAGGCGAGCGAAAACAAAATAAAAGGGTAATAGATTTGCTAACTCAGCAGGTTGAGTTATTAACAGAATCTCAGAATAGTTTTACTATACACGGAAACAATAACAATATGAATAGCAATAACACCAATTTCAATGTACAACTTTTTTTAAATGAAAATTGTAAGGATGCAATATCAATTCAAGATTTTGCAAAACAATTAAAGATAACTATGAACAATATCTCTCTTTTAAAAGATAATGAACCAAAGGCAATAACTAATATAATAACAGAAAATCTAAAAGATTATACTGATACGCAACGACCGTTTCATCATCATAAAAAGAAATGGTATGTGAAAGATATAAATGAAGGATGGGATAAAGAGGGGGATGTTAAAGGAGAGAAAATTATTAAAAATATAAAAAATGGGGTATCCAGAAAAGCACCGAAAGTATTTGTAGAAAATAACCCAAACTTTTTAGTTGATGAAAAACAAGGTAATGCATACGCTGAAACAATGGTAGTTGCAATGAAAGATGTAGCTGAAAAAGACTCTAATAAAGTTTTAAAAATATTGAAAGATGGATGTTCATTGTAGATTATTTTTTAAAATATGCAATGGTGTATCTGGAATCTCTGGCAAACACCATGGATTAGTTTGTTTATATAATCCATGTTGTATCATTTTATCATTTGCTTCCTGTAACTCTGGATGATCTATATAGCATTTTCTAGGGATAGTAAAATATTTTTTAAACCATCTATCTAACCAAACAATTATCATAAATCTTCCGACACTACTTGGGCATCTACTTTTACCTAGAAACTTATAAATGGTAAATAAATGTTTTTTTGATTCAAAATGCATGCTCGACCACATATAATCTAGCATAAAATCAACACCTCCTTTATAGCCACATATTTTCCATGCTGGAATATCAGTATATGTATTTCTTAGCATATAATCTTTTGGCGCTCCATGTTTTACCCAAAATGGGCAATATACATATTCTCCATTTACCTTTGGTGGAGGTGCATTGGAGTTTGCATAAGTATTACTATCCCACGGTAATGTGTATTTTATTTTAGGTGATTCAACAAGATGTAGTCTTGACATATCATGTGTTAGGTTTTCAATATTTACTTGCGTTGTGTCAATTTCATCATGGTCTCGCATTACAATATCTGGGTTTAAGCAGCTGTTTATATGATTCATATACATATGAATTATATAAATATGAACTATATAATAAATTAAAATAATTTTTAGCTTTGTAATATCTTTATCTGAGTCCAATCACATCACCAGATTCTTGATTCATATTAAAAACTACATTTGTTATTGCAACCATGTGATGAACCAGATGAACCGGCATGCATTGCACTACATTTAGACATTATATTATATTATATCAGTATAAAAAAACACCTAAAGTTAAAAATATATATTTTTATTAATTAAATGGAAACTGATGATTACGATGAACACGATGAACATGCATGTGTTATTTGTTTCGAGGAGAATACCTGCAATAAGCCAACACATAATATAGATTATTTTATTATATCGCCTGATTGCGAGTGTAGTTATTCTGTACATAGCTATTGCATTCAACGGTGGTTTGAAGCGCACGATTGTAGATGTATTTATTGTAATAGTCCCGCGAAATTAAACTATTCTTGTTGCGATTGGGTGACATTTCAAACATATCAACATAGAAGAACTATATCAGTTACCATTTTTTATTTAGCATTATTATGTCTTGTTATGATCATATTGCCTTTTTTTAAATAGTTATATTTCTATAATTGTCGTGAATTATTACCTTTCCCGGAATATCCGTGAGAGTGAGGTCTTGTACTTTGCAAATATCAAATAAAACTTTATTCATAGATTTGCATTTGCTACTTTTTGACTTTACAATACAACATGCTCTTTTTATTATTTTACGTGTTTTTTTCCGACATGTATCATTTTTCATTGATATTACTGCATGTGCGCTAGGGTAATTAGATATATGTACCCATAAATCATTTAAATTGCTTGATTCTAACAATGCTTGGTTTTCAATTGCATTTTCACCAACTTTAATTATGCAATTATCAAACACATGTTCTATCATATTGATATTATTAACTATAAAATAATGAACAAATAATATCAATTTTTTAAATATCTAAACTAATGCTAGTTTTCTCACTTTTGCCCTTTCTGTGTCTAGATCTAGAAGGCGTTTTAGCAGAAGAGATATCTTTCAAATCTTGAATACTTACAGTACTGCTATTATTTACTTTAACTGCATTTTTCCTAGGCATAGTAACAGTTTTGGTTTTCAAGCCAGACAAAATATCTCCTATATCACTTGGACCCTTCATTTCAGCTCTCTGTGGAGCACTACCTTTAGAAGATCTTTTTATTGGCTGTGGTCCAACTTTTTGAAAATTGTCATTTACATCTACAGCAGATGTCGGATTTCTAGCCATTCTCATATCTGGTCTGTTTGTCGGGATTTGACTTCTTTGACTTTTATCCATTCTTGTTTTCATTGGTGCCGGAGGTGGCCCAGTTGAAACATTTGCAGGAGGCATGCTTCGTTGTGAAGAGTTACTCCCCATCATATTGTTCATAAATCCACCAAATCCGGGGTTTTGTTGTCCCATACTATTCACGGCCGCCTGCGTAAATTGCTGCATTAATTCTGGATTCTGTCTCATAATATCATCCATACCAGGCATCGCAGATTTAAACATAGTATTTGTCATATGAACCATAATTGCTGACCCAGATAGTTGAAATAAAAGTTTGAGCTCCGGAGCCATTTTAGCCTTAGATTTATATTTTTCATGTAACTCGCTAAATATCTCATCATAATCATTAATATTTTCATTTACTTGTTCCCCGAAACCATCTAACTTAATATCAAATGGATCAAACTTATTATTTAAAAACTCTAATCCAGTAATAGCTGCCATTAACATTTTACCTTGAAACTTTATACTATTCGATTTCTCTTTTTCAGAAATAATCATTTCATATTCTCCCTTCATTTCATCTAAAGAAGATTCCATTGAATATTTTTTTGTTAGCTTTACACCTTTATTTTCAAGATTTTCCAACTTTCTTAATGTAAGAAACTTTTCCTTTAATGTTTCTTGTGGTGAAAGTTTTGGTTGTTTGGATATTTGTTTATCTGGATCAATTGGAATATTATTAAACTTTCCAAAACCATCTGCTGTTCTAATATTTTGACCCGCAGTAGATTTACCGACCTTTGATATATTAATACTGTCTACACCGCCTGAATTATGTGAAGGCAAATCATCAACATTTAATTTAATACCACCCCCGAATGCTTGTCCAAATAAACCACTTTTAGAAACGTGTGGCTTATTTGATATTTTTATATTGCTTGTTGCATCACTAAGATCATTTAATTCTGCTTCTAAATCATTTAGATCGTCTAAATTAATATCACTGTCTTTTTTTCCTTGTCCTCCCCCCAGTTTTCTTTTATCATTCATAAGAAGTTCAATTCCTCCTCCGAAATTAACAGATCTATTTGGTTTATTAGGTTTCATAATAGGCTCTATTGGTGTATCTGGGGTAGTATCTGATTTATTTAATGAAATTGATGGAATATCTCCTAAATCGCTGATTTCAATCACTTGTGCCATTGTTAAAGTGTGTTGGCTTTATTTTAAATCAAAAGTAACGCAATTAATTTTTATTATGATTTATAACCCATAAACCTTGCAAAAAAGAATCTGCTAAATCATCTTTCTTTGTGTGTTTATCAAACTTCTCTAACCAATTCTGACAATTTATGTTTTCTTGTATAATATCTCTAGTAACCTTAATTCCTGATGCTTTTCTTTCTTTGTAATTTTTCTTTGGAACATCAAAACCCTTTAATTTATTTGATGACGAAATAAACATTATATCTGTCACGTCGCGATCAATGAAAAACTGCGCAAGCATTCCTTGTACAGTTTTCATTCTATTAGCAATTGGACTTATCTGATTTTCAATCACTACCCTTTTAATGCTAGTTAGTGGCAACCTTTCTGGTAATATTTTTGATATCGCGATCCCTATATCAATTAAATCTATTTTACTCGCATTTGGTCCTTTTATTATTTTTGTAGGGTGATTATTAATACATTCGTTACATAACTTATCTACATCTATCTTGTCGCTCACCAGAAATGTTTTAAGCATTTTAATATATTTTTTAGCAGGTCTCTTACTTTTTATTATTTTATAATAGCATTCCGGCGCAAGTGTTGAACCACAATTTTTTACATGAGTTCCGCAGTAATAGCTGTCATTATAAATATATGAAGCATTTTTACTACATGTACCTCTTTTTGTTTTGGAACAGCATTTAACTTTTTCTCCGCACAAATTGATTACACCCCAATCATGAATCTTATATTTTTCAATAGACGTATCAAAAATACAGTAGGCAAGATTTTTGATTCCAATATCAAAACTTATTAACATATACCTTTAATGTTGATAAGTTTTTAATTCATTAATACGTTAATTAAAGTTTTTGAAGCCATTATTTAACAATTGATCTTGAGACATAACCGGTGTATATATTCTGCTTTGCAAATCAAATCTAGATAAATATGTGTTTTTTAAATCACTGTCTTGATATCCAAATGGTTTTTTCGTATCATCGTTTGATTTATACAAATATGGTGTATTATTGTCAGAGCCATGTTTTGCTCCGTATTTTGAAGAACACGCACAGCAATTATTACATGCATTAATCTGATTTTGTTTAATAATGCTTTCCGCATTATTTGTCATATATTGTCTATATTTCCAATTTGAATTAATACCCTCTCGTTTTTTAATATCATCGCTTACTTTTGATCCGGGTTGCCATGTTGCATAGTTTCTCCCATCCATCATAATAGGTGGAAAATCAAAGTGTATATTATTAGATCCAGCGTAACAAGTTGCCCAACTCATATTATTATAATTATATAAGATAATTAGTTTATATAATTATTTATTGTTCAGTTTCTAATTTTTGTATTAAAACATTTTTCTTTATTGATTTTGCTTCATTTTTCGTGTATAGATTTTTTTTAACGACTAGTTCTCTTAGGTCTTTAACCTTCATCTTTTTATACGTTACTTTATCCTCAGATTCTTCAGAAGCATTTGTATCATTACTGCTTAATGATGAAGATGAAACACTATTTGCATTTTCTGCAGTAGCATTATCTAATTCATGAACACTTCCAATATCTGCTAAATTAATGGTTTTGATTTCATTTTCTTCTTTATTATGATTTTTAATAAGATCTAAAACATTGGTTGTAGGCTTTTCTGGTTCAGTTACATTAGTTAAATCATTGTTATCAATATGATGTATTTCAATCTCAGCCATTTCACTCAGTAATGCTGTTATTTCATTATTATCATTTTCTTCAGCAGATTTGTCTAGAATTGCAATTTTACTGGGTTCAGTATGATTATCTTCGTCAACGAACATAGTGTCATTATTACCAACAGTACTAACACTCTCTGTATCGTAATCGCTATCACTCTCGCTATCGCTATCACTGCTTTCATCGTTGCTTTCATGTTCATTATCAGATACTACTATCTTATTAATCGGATTTGTATTTGAATAACTAGAAATCAAAGTATCTTCTTGATTGACATTTTGACTATTATCAATGTTTTCATTAGACGGGGGTTGCATTAAAGTATTAGATACAGTTTGTTTTGGAGGCAAATGTTGTTGTTCTCCAGTTAGAATCTTTGGGTTATTTCTAAAACTTCCAATAAACTCTCCCAATATCTGATTTTGCTTGATAATAGATTTTTCTAGATTTGTAAAACGAGAATTGACATAATATACAATAATTCCGGCTATAAGTAAAGTTACTCCTAAAGAAATAATAAAACCACTTCCTTCAAGTCCAAACATATTCATTCTTAAAACACAACTATAATTTTTATATCAAAGTTAAACGTAATAGTTAAAGTGATAAATTGTCTAATATTGATTCTGCTCGATCAATAATTATTTGAGGATAGTTTAACTCTTTCAAAACGTGCAGCGCTCCTTTAACATTAGATATGCCATCATTGATTTTATAAGTATATTCTATCTTACTATTATTTGCATTAACCCCCATACAAATATTTTTACATTGGTTATCATCATCCATATTCTTACATAAATCTAAGAAATGAGTTGTGATCATGTAAGTTATATTTTTATGTGTATTTAAATAGTCCAAAAATCCAGTTGCTGCGCCTATTGCTTCATATGGATTCGTACCGGAGAATAGCTCGTCAAAAATGCAAAAACTTTTAGTATCATTATTTACTATATTATCAATAATATTTTTGCATCTTCTTGCTTCAGCTTGAAATAAACTGTCCCTCCCTGACGTATCAGGTATGTTAATATAGCATTTAAAATTGTCAAATACTTGTATATTTGCTTTTTCGTAAAATCCTACACCAAATTGTTGAGAAAATAGCAAGTTAATAAATGTAGTTTTTAATAGAGTAGTTTTACCAGATGCATTTGGTCCTGTTATGATAACATTTTTATCAACCTTAATATTATTTTTAATTGGATCTCTGTCAATATAAGTAGGATAGTAAGCATTTTTCATAGAAATCTTATTTTTTGATATATTGCATTTATTTATTTTATTTGATTTGTAAAGACTATGTATATGGTTCATTGTATCAATATAACTATTGAGATGCATTGAATAATTAATAGTTTCTATCACCCAATCCTCATTATATATTTCATAAAAGCATTTCATTATATGCCCAATCTCACTTACTTTATGTATTTTATAACTGCATTGTGTTATTTTACTGTATCTTTTTAATAATCTCTCTATATTTTCCAAGGTTAAATCTAAATCTTGTTTAAATGCTGAGTATTCGCTATAATTCTCTAATTTCTTTATTGTGTTTAATATTACAGATTTAGTTTCAGTTAAATATTTTTCAACAATTGTTATCTTTTGATGTATTAATTTAAAATTATGTATAAACTTTTTACAAGATTGAAAATTGTAATATACTTGAACAAAATAAAATAACAATGAAATTATCATAAATATTCTTTTATCCAAACTAGCTTCATTAAATGAAAATATCTGACCAATACTATGATTTTTTAAAACTTTTTTGAGAACATCATAATAAGTAGTAAAGTTCATACTATAACCCTGTAATCGAATTATAAAAAACGGTACTATCAATAAAATAACTGGGAGTGCTAAAGATAATACTGGCGATGACAGTTCGTATAAGCTTAATGCTTGTAAAAACTTAGAATTATTATTTAAAAACTTTAAACTTTCCCAGTCAACATAATTATATTTATCAATGAATCCTGTTTCAGTTTCAACATCTTTCATTAATTCCATAATTTCACTACTTTCCGGAGTTTTGCTGAAACTACTTTTTAATAATTTACTTGTTTGTTTAATGTATTTTTTATTTGTTGTATAATATTTTGCAATGCTTTCCAGATTAAGTTTTTGATATTCGGTCTTCATCTCAAATATCGTAGGATAAATTGGATCTTCGCCATCGATAATATCTAATTCATCTATAGTAGCTTTTTCAATAGATTTTACTTTTTTATCAAATTGAATAGGTAATTTAAATTTATTGAACTTATATTTTTTTGAAGTCATATTGAAAAAGTTTTTCATTATTAAATGATAAATAGAAATTATAAATAGTATGATAACGTGTTTATAATTTCATAAATATATTATTATGCAAGTGCTTCCGCCCAATCAAGAGGCATTTCTGTAATCTGTGTTTGATAATGATTTTCAATTTCCTTAAGCTTTCTCATATCTCTTCGCGTAACAAAATTAATTCCAATTCCTTTCCTACCCCATCGCCCACTACGACCAATTCTATGGAGGTAAGTATTAACGTCGCGAGGAACATCAAAATTAATAACTGTACTTACTTGCTGAACATCTATGCCTCTAGCAGTGAGATTTGAAGAAATCAAAACACGCTGCTTTCCACTCTTAAAGTCTTTGTAGCTTTTAGTGCGTTCTTCTTTATCCATATTACTATGGATCTGACACACCGGAAAATTATCCTCCACCATTGCATCATAAAGATCTTGCACACGTTTTACGCTATTACAATAAATAATTGTCTGAGACATACTAAAACTAGCATAAATGTCTTTGAGGCATTCATACTTAATACTATCTCCTTCCAGTGCAACAAAATGCTGAGAAATACCCTCCAATGTAAGCTGATCCGCCTTTACCAACACTTTCACAGGATTTCTCATAAACTTGTCAGAAAGTGTAATAAGATCAGAAGGCATTGTGGCACTAAATAATGCAACTTGAATATCCCCAGGCATTTGTTCGAAAATATTATAAACCTGCTCTTTAAATCCAGTAGAAAGCATTTCATCCGCTTCATCTACGACTAGCAGTCTTAGATGATCGCTATGTAGTTTTTTCCTTCGTAGCATATCATAGACACGGCCAGGACAACCTACTACTACATGTGGCGTGTTTTCTTGTAGATTTCGAATGTTTTCTTCAGTTGATGTTCCTCCTACCAATAGCTGTGCTTTAAAGCCTTTCAAAAAACAACCAAGTGACTCGATAACTTGCAGAGTTTGCATTGAAAGTTCTCTAGTTGGTGAAAGAATCATTGCCTGTACTTTTTTGATCTTTACATCAATTCTAGCAAGTGTTCCAATTGTAAAACATCCAGTTTTACCTGTTCCAGATTGGGCCTGTGCAAGTGTATCACGTTTTGTGATAAGGGGATGGATCGCCTTTTTTTGAATAGGACTTGGTTGTTCAAATCCATAAGCGTAAATACCTCTTAGAATTTGAGGATTACATTCCATATCATCCCATTTTTCAATAGTTCTATATTCTTCATTCTCTTTTTTTTCATTATCAGATTGTGGTTGGTTATTACTATGTTTTGACATTGTACCGTAATAAATAATATGCTTACTCTTTTAAGTTAATTATGGCTTGTTGTATTACCTAGAAAACAAATGGTATATCTAAAAAATTGATTTAAACGAAATACTATGATCTAAGGTAAGAAATATGGCGGCGTTACTAGAAAAAAGATATGATTTAAATTACTTTAAAGCTAGAATTATGGATGGATTTATTTGCTACTTGGATAAATCAACAATTGATATTGTACAAAAGCTTGCTGATCAAGTTGGTGCTCCAGAGTATATTAGAACGCCACAATTCCCTAAAAGAGAAAAAGGTGATCGGAAAGATCGCAATCGTCGAAGAAAAAATAAGGGACCGGAACTTTCAAATGAAGCCTGGGAAGCTATCCGCAATTTTGAAGTTACTCAAATTAAAAAAAGTGAGGGGATTAATAAATCAATTGATTTTGTAAGAAAGTCGTTAAATAAAATTACTGACAAAACATATGCGGTTTTGCGCAACCAGATTTTTGAACAAATTGACAATATTATTGAAGAAAAAGCTAGCGAAGAAGATTTAAACAAACTCAATATTTCTATATTTGATATTTCCAGTAAAACTGGATTTTATTCTAAACTTTATGCAACTATTTATTCAGAGCTAGTCAATAAATATGATTTTGTTGGAGGAAATATTAATACGGAAATTGATAAGTTTAAAGAATCTTATTGCAATATTAAATATACCAACCCAGATGTTGATTATTCTCAATTTTGTGAAAACAATAAAATCAATGCAGAAAGGAAGTCTGTGGCACTATTCTTTGTTAATTTGTGTGAGATAGGGATGATTAAAAAAGATACTATTGTTGATATTGTCAATGAGATTCAGAGATTGATTATCAATAAGATTGAAATAGAGGATGAAGCAGGTTCAGTGGATGAGCTGTCAGAACTATTATTTATATTTGTGGTCGATGGTAAAAATGTTATTAATGATCAGGAAGAATGGGAAACCATTAAAAGGAATATAGTAATTGTATCAAAGATGCAAGCAAAAAAATATCCGTCATTGTCAAATAAATGTGTTTTTAAGCATATGGATATTCTAGATGAACTTGAATAAACAATTTAAATAACCTAAGCTAATCTTAAATAAGATGGAAACTTATTTATATAAAATAAAATACAAGAAAAAAACAAAAGCAAAATATTGTATTTATGATATTGAAATAGAATATGAAAATATCATTAATAATGATACATACAGTGATACTAGTGAGGAATATTTTTATGAAGATATTGATAGTGATGAAAAATATATTTGTGCAAATGAAAATTATGAAGTTTTTAAGCAGATGACTGAAAATGAATTACGTTTAATGATAGAAAGTAGTGGAATACTTTTACCGGAATTAATAACCAAAGCTGACTTAATAGAAATGGCAAGTCAAATGATTTAATATTTACGCTTTTTTTGTAAATATTACACCTTGGACATTTAAACCGCCGATTTTATGCTTTCTTATACATTTTAAAAAAAATTGAAGTAGTTTAAATAAATATATAAGTATCACTATTCTATAACTAAAAATGACAGACGGATATATATATTGCTTTTCAAATCAATCCATGCCTGGTATTCTTAAAATTGGTATGACTGAACGAACACCAGAAATAAGATTAAATGAAGCGAATCGTTCTGATACTTGGAGACCTCCGACACTATATAAAATTGAGTTCGCAAAAAAGGTATTAAATCCTAAACAAAAAGAAACCACCCTCCATAAACTGCTTTCACAATATACAGAACGAATTAATCCCAAAGGCGAGTTCTTTCGTGTTTCAACAGAAGAAGTAAAGACATTCTTTGACCTAATAGATGGCGATTTATGGGTTAAAGATCCCGAAGAAGAAGATGAAGAAGATGAAGAAGATAACCTATCAACAATTTCAAAATGTCGTGATACGAGAAAATGTTTTACAAATGGACAACGTATTCGTCATACTATTGGCATTAATAAAACATGGATTGGTACATATGATTCTTCAAACAATGGAATTATGTATAATGGGAAAATGTATCAAGGTCGCTCTCCACTAAATCAATTTGCTAAATCACATTATGAAACAGAACGAAATGATAGAGTATCTAATGTGAATGCTTGGAGTGAATGTGAATGCGAAGTAAATGAAAAATGGATTTCAACATATAATCTTTAATTAAAAATAAAAACTGGTGATAAGTTAGTTTGTTATCGGCGTTTTAAATGTTCAAATGTGTAAAAATAATTAAACTGAAATTAAATTATATTAATTGGAATAGTGTATGTTTCTTTATAAGAGTTTATCAAAACAATTGCACTTTTATTTACTGCATCGCAGACATTTTTTGTTTTATAATTGACATTTTTACTTTCATTTGTCGATGGAATTGTAAAATCTTTATTATTTGAAACATATGTATAATTTATAATGGAATAAGAATCGCGAACAAGTTCAAGTAGTGTATTTGTACCAACAAGACATTTTGAGGTATATTCAAGAATATTATGCATTTGGTGTTCTTTTTCGGGCTCACTAAAATGTACAATATGTGTAATTTTATTTTTATCAAAAATATATCTTAAAAGAGTTGCATCACGAAGATCTCCATCAACAAACTCGTATCTTTCACTATACTTTATATTTTCCTCGATATTGAAATTATTGTAAATGTTTGTGTAGTTTAAAATGTTTAATTTATCAGTTTCATTAAAAGTATTATTGATAAAATTACAGTTATTATTTCCATTACCACCTATGACTAAGATAGTTGTATCATAGGTATCTAAGAAAAATCTATCACGATCTGTTTCGTCAATAACTCTATAATTTTCAAATATTTTCAACAAAGATGTTTGTGCATTTGGAACATTACAATAATCTTTTAATTTTTGGCAGCTCATAATATTATTAGGGACTCTATAATCTTCACTTCTAACCGCATCATCATAAGAAATATTATGCCATTTATACTTATTATCTACTTTTTCATTATACAAATCTAGTATATCGTTGCTAGTTACATATCCATCATTTACCATATTAAACGTGCCTTTAAGATTGCATAAAACCATGTCAAATATGATTGGAATAAAATCCTCCACAATAGTAATACTATTTGGCATTGAACAAATATATCTTTTGTTTTTAAGGCTAGTAATAAAGTTTCCAGTACAATCACTATTTACTATTGGCATTTTTGTTCGTAGATTTAAAACACACTCTGATAGTTGTCTCATTACTTTATCAATATTTGCGGAAACAACCGAAAAACTATTATTAGTAAAGTTATAATTATCAGTTTCATTGAACTCGTGGAAAATATCGTGATCATGTGGTCCTCTACCTGAATATGAAAACATTGAACTATTTCCAACATAAGTAAAATGAATTGAGTTATTTTTGCAAAACATCGCAGTATTAACAATAGAAAAATATTTTACAAGATTATCATAGTTAGATGATTTATTGTAATTTGAAAAATAAATATCGTTATTTACCTTAGAAAAAAATATAATATTGCTTGGGTTATGGCGAGCAACCTCATTTCTAAATTCATCTGTATCTAATTTTGCTTTTCCCATTACAAACGAGTTTCCACCAGAGCTCATTTTAAGCAAATATGTTATAAACCTGCTACCAATAACATTATTTTTGTAACCATATACTATTATTTTCATCAGTAATAGTTTTATCTGTAAATCTTTAAACTATTATTGATATTGTTACCTCTAATAATTAATTCAGTGTTAAATAATAAATGAGTATTTTAAACTTAAAATGTATTTGTTGTATATAGAACAATGGTGAAGTCTAAGTTAGATGATAATATTAATTATCCAGAAATCAAATCTTTAGAAACAGAAGATCAAGAATATGATGCAGATTTATTTGAAGCAGAGATATTAGGAGTAGATTCTATTATTGCAATAGGACAAGCAAAATATACTTTTATTGATAATAATATCATTTATTATCCGGTCTATATTATTAAAGACGAGAGAGTTGATTCGCAAATAGGAGTTTATGAGATATTTTCTGATATGCAACCATCTATATTAGATGAGGATGGTGATATAGATATTACTAGATTAGGACCACTTTTAATGTATCAATTTGTAACAGAAAAGTTTTTAGGAAATGAAAGTGAGAAATCTTCTCAGAACGGGGACGTTTCTGATCAAGAAGAATCAGATTCTGATGAGGAGTTGGAAGAATCAGATCAAGAAGAAAAGTCATCTGAACCAGCAGCTGATAATGCAGATGATGATGCAGATGATGATGCAGATGATGATGCAGATGATGTTAATTTTAGTTTCTCTCCTTTAAAAACACAAGACACTCAACAAGCAAAAATAGAAAGAGCAGCTTATAAAAAAACTTCTAGAGAGCCATGGCCCCAAACATTTATGAAAAATAAAAATTATGGTATAGTTGATAATGAAGGTGGAGGAGATTGTTTATTTGCAGCCATCCGAGATGGGCTGTCTAGAAGCGGTGTTGAAACAAGTGTGGCCGAACTTAGAGAAAAGCTAGCTAATGAAGCAACCGAAGATATTTTTCAGGGTTACAAAACAATGTATGATATGGTTGTTAGTGAAGTAACGCAAGCAGATACAGAAATGAAAGAAATGACAAAAATAAATAAAGAACTATCAAAAAGAGGGAAACGCGTAAGAGATAAAGAAGTATTAAAAGACATCATAACAAAAGGTAAAGAAAATAAGAAAAAATATGATATTGCAAAGAGAGAAAGAAAATATGCAAAAGAAATGCTAGCAGAATATCAATTTATGGTTGGAATAGATTCATTGGAAAAGTTTAAAGCAAAAATAAAAACCTGCACATTCTGGGGAGAAACCTGGGCGATATCAACACTAGAACGTGTTATGAATATTAAATTAATTTTGTTTAGCAAAGAAGCTTTCGCTAAAAAAGATATTGATAATGTTATTTTATGTGGTCAATTAAATGACACCATTTTAGAAGAGGGAGGTGTTTTTGAGCCATCGCACTATTTGATGCTGGAGTTTATGGGTTATCATTACACATTGGTTACATACAAAGAGAGGGGATCATTTACTTTTAATGAAATACCATATGATGTAAAATTGAAAATAGTTTCAAAATGCTTAGAAAAACACGCAGGACCATTTTATTTAATACCAGAGTTCAGAAACTTCTTACAACAACTAAATATGGACACTTCTGATGGCGAATCTAGTAATCCTTCTGGGGAGTCAAAATCGGGAATCGATGAAAATATTGGGATTTATGATGATTCTACTATATTTCAGTTTTATTCAAAGTCTGCACACAAGTTGCCTGGGAAAGGTGCTGGTGAAAAAATAAAAGAAACAGATAGAAATAAATATAGTGAATTGTCTAGCAATGATCATTGGAGAAAGAAGCTCTCTAATTTTTGGATTGAACCATTTGAATTAGATGGGCATACCTGGTCTAGCGTTGAACATTATTATCAGGCATCCAAGTTTAAAGAAAATAATCCAGCGTTTTATTTAAGTTTCTCGCTTGATATGAATCCAGAGGCAGAATTAAGTAAAAATGCCGCTATGGCGAAAGGAGCTGGCGGGAAAAGTGGTAAGTTTAAAGGAAAAATGGTGAGACAAAAAGATATTAAATTAGATCCAACATTCTTTTCTGGGAGGCATAACACAGAAATGAAACTTGCTCAGCAGGCAAAGTTTTCTCAAAATGAATATTTGCGCGATCTCCTTCTCGCAACACGCGATGCAAAACTTGTTCATTTTGTTAGAGGAGCGGAACCAATTGTATTTAGTGAATTAATGGAAATCAGGAATGAAATGCAAAACAAATAAATATAACACAATATAAACTACTTAATTTATTATTGTGTTATTATACACATGGAGTTTTGCGAGGACAATAGTAGAAGCTTAAAAAAAATACTTGACACTATAAAAGCATCTCCACCAAATACAAAAAAACACATTTATTACGATAAAATATTTAATGATATAAATCAAGGTATAAAATATATCACGCAAAATAGATGTTTTGGAAAAGCAAAAATACAAAAAGTTTTAAAAAAAGATATTCCAAAGAAAAATAGATTTATGACAAAGCATGTAATTGAAAATATCAAATTAACTTTAAAGAAAAAAGTTATTTTTAATTGTATTGTTAATTATAAATTGGTAAAAATTATATTTTTTGTTAAAGATAATATAACAGATATTATTGACCAACTACATAGAAATACACAATTAATACTTACGTGGCTTTATATTTGTGAAAAATACTCTAATAAAAAATGCAATAAATCTTTAAAAATCTATATTTATATGACAGAATTAAAAAAACAGCTTCCTTCAAGCAATTTGGCAACTGTGAATGTAAATAATATAAATAGTGGATTTTCAACTGTCTGCAATAAAAATAATGAGATTACTATTTTTAGAGAGGAAGAGTGGTTTAAAGTATTCATTCATGAGACGTTTCATTCATATGGATTTGAACAAAATCAAAATATATTAGTTATGTTAAATATAAATATTTCAAAATTATTCACAGTGAAAACCAATATTCTTATAAATGAAGCGTATGTTGAATCGTGGGCAAGAATAATGAATGCAGCATTTTCTTGTTTTTTAAAATGCAATAACAAGCGTGATTTTTATTCTTTATTTTCTTTCACGCTTGAAGTTGAAAAGCTATTTGGATATATTCAATTAAATAAGATCTTGAGTCATAATAATTTGTCATACAAGAATATTATTGATAAAAAATATAAAATAGGCAATTTTTATAAAGAAGGTGCTTCGGCATTTTCATATTATGTTTTAACTGCACTTTTATTATCTTCTCCCCAACAGTTTATGTTATGGTGCTTTATGAATAATAGTAATTGGATATGTTTTGATAATAGTATGAGAAATATGAAATCATTTACTGAATATCTTGAAAGTAAATTAGAAAGTGTTGTAATTACAGATAACATTCAAGAAATATTTACAAATAATGAAACTGGTTTGAGGATGAGTATTACTGAGATTAATTACTAGAAAATTGATATCACTGGCTTTAATTTAGTTAAAATAAACAGCCAAACATGGGAATTAAAAATCTAAACCGATTTCTAAGAACAAATTGTCCTAAAAATATTAAGCAAATTAGCTTATGGGATTTGAAAGGAAAAACAATTGCTATTGATGCGAGTATTTACATGTATAGATTTCAAACAGATGGTGGTCTTATAGAAGGAATGTATCAAATGATCGGCTTAATGAAGTATCATAAAATTAATATGATATTTGTGTTTGATGGAAAACCGCCTCCAGAGAAGGCGGAAATATTGAAACAGCGTAGAGAAGAAAAAGCCGCGGCAGAAATAAAATATAGAGAAGCAAAAAACAAATTGATGAATTGTGGAGAAAATGAAGATATTTCTGATTTAGAAGCAGAAATAGATGAGCTAAGGAAAAAAATTGTAAAGATAACATCTACCGATATTGCAAATGTTAAAAAGCTATTAGAATATATGGGAATAAGTTATTATGAAGCAGAATCGGAATCAGATTATGTTTGTGCTAAGCTTGTGAAAAAAAAGATAGCATTTGCTTGTTTGAGTGAAGATATGGATATGTTTGTTTATGGCTGTCCACGAGTATTAAGATATCTAAGTCTTCTCAAATCTACTGTTGTAATTTACGATTTTCAGAATATTCTTAACACACTTAAACTTTCACTAGAGGATTTTAAAAAAATATGCATTTTGGCTGGTACAGATTATAATATTCACGATACCAAATATGATCTAAATAAAACATTGCGAGTGTATGCAAAATACACTAAAAATAAATTGCAGTGCAATGATTTCTATACTTGGCTAAAAAGAAATTATGATGAAAGCATTGACATTGAACAACTAGAATATATATTGGAGATGTTTGATCTAAAAACTAAAACAATTCACAAAAAATTAATGGTTATTAATAGATATGATAATGATGGACTTAAGAGTTATCTGTTTGAGTATGGATTTATATTTGTTTGAACGAGTAATAATTTAAAATATTTTAAAGTATATTTTTTTTCAATTAATTATATTTCATAACAGCATAAAAGATTTCGACATTATATATATACGAATGGAAGGCAATATAATTGTTACTAGCAACTTAGATATTAATTTACAATCGTATAAAGACGACATATCTCCTACTAGCGTTTTGAAGAGATTTAATGAAAATGTTCCAAAAACAAAAAAACGTCGTAGGATAACAGATGATAATTTTAAAATATTGAAATATGGAGAGCAACAAAATCTATCGATAAATAATTACAAAGTAATACAATTAAAGGCAATGTGCCGACACTACAAGCAAAAAGTAGGTGGTAATAAAGATGAACTAACGAAAAGACTTTATAATTTTCTGCGTCTCTCTTTTTATGCTAGTAAAATTCAAAAAATTGTAAAACGGTTTATTATTTTGAAATATATGAAATGTCATGGTCCTGCTTATACTAAACGTGATATTTGCGTAAATGATACTGATTTTTTTACAATGCAACCATTAAAATCAATTAAACCTGCACAATTTATTAGTTTCAAAGATACAGATAATTTTGTATATGGATTTGATATAAGATCCTTATATAATCTCATTAAAAAAGGTAAGGCTCCATACAAAAATCCTTATAATAGGAGAGAATTACCCGCTTACATCCACAAAAATATTTCATATATCAAGCATATGTCAAAATATTACAAAGATGAGGTTGAACTTTTGATGGAAGAAGATAAAGTAGATTCTAAAAAAGAGATAGAGTTGCGAGCTCTTGCCATATTTCAAAAAATCGGAGATACAACACAATATATTGTTGATCATTCATGGTTTTGGGATCTAACACGAATTAGAATTATTAGATTTATTAGAGAACTTCATGATATCTGGACATACAGAGCACAGTTAAGCGATACTGTGAAAAGGCAAATATGCTATCCTTATGGTAATCCATTTAGGAATATTAATACAAATAGTATGCAAATGCAAGAAATTGACAGTCTTAGAACAATAAGCTTAACAATAATTGATAATATGATATCAACCGGACTTGATGATACTAATAAATCTTTAGGCTCAAATTATGTTTTGTGTGCATTAACGCTAGTATCTAGTATAGCAGCAGAACAATTTCCTTGGTTATATCAATCAGTTTCTCATTTTTAATTAGTTTAAACTAATAATTGAGAATATTAAGAGATTAATAATATTATGGCGGGGTACTCGTCACATAATATTATTATAATGCGTTAAACCGCTTAAATAGAAAGTCTATAGTTATGTTATAAGATGCCCCGTACTAAGAAGGACAAGACTAAGAAGACTACCGCCAAAAAGGCACCCAAAGTTAATAAGGTTGTAAAAGAGGAACCTGTTCAAGTTGCAGCACCTGTTGAGAATGTTGTTGAGAAAAAGGAGGTCACTTCCGATCAAGTGATTGCTGCTGAGTTCCTAAGCATTGTAGCTTCTATCCAGGAGGTTTCCTCAAAGCTCACTGCTCTAAAGAATCAGCTTCGCGCCCTAGAGAAGAAGGCTGTTCGTGAGATCAAGGCTGCTAATAAGCGTTCAAAGAAGAATGCCAAGAAAGGAAACCGCACGCCCAGTGGTTTTATCAAGCCAACCGCCATCAGTGATCAGCTAGCAAAGTTTCTAGGCAAGGAGAAGGGAACTCAGATGGCACGCACTGATGTAACAAAAGAGATTAACACCTACATCCGAGCTCATAAGCTTCAGGATCCTAAGAATGGACGGATTATTCTAGCTGATGGTAAGCTAACCAAGCTTCTTAACCTACAGAAGGAGGACGAGCTTACATACTTTAACCTACAGAAGTTTATGAAGCCCCACTTCGCCACTGCCACAACCAAGGCAACTGGTATTATCTATGCATAAATACTAACTTTTATAAAAAAATAATAAAAAATCACATATTTTTATTATTTAATTTTAATTCAAAAACTAATTATGTTATAAATGTGTTCTTATGAGCCTTTCGCGTTCAGTTTGTTTTTCTTTATTTTTTAGTTTGATTGTGTAATAAGGTTGTAAATCTTCGCAATGAACTTTTAAAATAATTGCCTCTTCCAAGCAATTGTCTTTATTGATATAATAGCATTTTTCATTTTTGTTTAACATATCATCTTTAAATACACTCACTTCGCTATAATTTTTTGATATACTAACACAATCACATAATGATTTATTTGAAAACAGTTTTCTATATTTTGTTAAAATACTAAAAATACTTTGCTCATTATTATGTTTTTTGAAATACTTATTATTTTGCATTGTCACCGTATCATCAATTAAATTATATCTGCATGTTAATAAATGCCATTCTTTTACTAGAGTGAATACATTTTTACAAATATATAAGCTAAGGGCCTCCGTAGAATGCTGTGGTGTTTCACAAATATTTTTAGTCATTATATTTTTGAAAAAAGATATAACATCATTTTTAGTAGCTTGGTTTTCAATAAAACATGATTTTGTTCCAATAATTTTTTCTTTTTTTGTTAAATCTAATATTTTCTTTAATTTCTCTCTATGAATTCGATTTATTTCACAACCAGCATCTAAATAAATTAAAACATCTCCAGTATTCATTGTTTTCATGTTTTCTAATATAAGAAATGGTTTCCAAATACCAAAACCATACTTTTTGTTA